CCGGTCGATGGCCTCAACCGTATACGCATAAAGCAAGAGGGGCTTCGGCCCCTCAAATTCTTTTGGTCAAGTACCTCCGCGCGTCACGCAGGTCTTCAGTAGTTTCAACAAGTTTCATGTTCAGTAAATCAATCTCATCCTGCATCAAGTCAATGGCTTCGATGAGCGATGAAAACGCATTCATAGGCGGGCGGTCTTCTACCCATTTACGCATTTCAGTAATGTTAAAAGATGGCTTCGCGTCTGGCACTTCCAGCCAGTATGACCATTCTTGTTTTGCGGATTTGATGATGGCTGGATTAAGTTTCATGTTTGAGTGCTTGCCTGATGATCCGCTTGATTATCAGCAAGCTGGATTTGTCCGGGTTCGGGATCAGCGCATCAATCTTCTTCAGAGCAGCCACAGCGGTATCGGCACGATGGACTTCAGCCATCAGCCTTTCAGCGCCATACCACGCAGTCTTAGTCTGCTCTCCGCTTCCAGTGTCCTGCGCCGCCATTTGTCATTGTCCCGTTCTTTGTCTCTGAGAATGTCTTGAAGCAGTTCAATGTGGTTAGCGGCCTCCGACAAAAGGCGAGTGTGCCGGGGAGAGATTATCCCAGCCTTAATAGCCGCCACTTGTCGAAGGTCGCTCACCAGTGGTGTTTTCATAAAATCGGATTATCACCTACAGGCGCGGCTGACAACTGCACCTTGGGTTTGCGTTTGGTCGGTTGCCGCTTTTCAGGGTTCACTGCAAAATAAGCGGCAGGGACGCTCACACAAAATTTGCGAGCAATTTGAGTGTAGGTGGCACCATCCTGCCGCATCTCGCGGGCTTCGTGGTGCCAAGAGCCTGTCGGCCCTTTTGGGGGTTTGGTCATGCAACCGCACTATGTGTTATTAACCAAACTGGGTCAAGATATGCCTTGCCTTCGCCACATTGTTTCCCCAAGCTTTGTCGTTCTGTTAACAACCGAAAGGATTAACAATGTCTGTTAATCAAATTATCGCTGTCGTTACTGTGGCCCTTATGGCCGTTCTCATGTGGGCTGCTTACGCTTCAGCCCAATCATATTTTAATGACGCTTCCTTGATTGTGCGTCAGGCTGCTATCCGCCATCATGTGCCTGTGGATTTCGCTCTGCGTGTCGCTCGTCAGGAGACGGGCGGCAAAGGTGGTCGCTGTGGCCTTCGTGGCGCACATGGTGAAGTTGGCCCGCTCCAGATCCTGCCAGCCACTGCTCGCGGCATGGGCTATCGTGGTGTATCTTCGGCCACCTGCGAGGCGCAGGTCGATGCCGGGATGGCTCACCTTGCCCAGTGCTGGCGGCACTTCCGGGTCGAATGGATGGCTGCTGCTTGCCACAACCAAGGCCACCGCACCATCCAGACAGGCAAGTTTGCCAAGAGCGCCAAGCGGTATGCCGCATCAGTTACTGGGGCGGTGGTAAAGACCACCAAGAAGGCCACGCAGGTGACTGTGGAGGCCGCTACCTACCCGGTGAGGGCTGTGACCTCCACTTTCACATTTATGGCCCTGCTGGCCCCTCCCAAGGCGCAGGTGAAACCCGCGAAGGTTCAATACAAGTGCAATTGGACTAACTGCTCAAACTGAGCCAAAAAGTGAAGAGCCGGGTTTAGGCCCGGTTTTTTACCCCTTGAGGTATCCCGCAAACGGGATTAGTGTTCTGGTCATAGGGCAATCACGCCCCCTTATGGAGATAGCCATGATTGAGAACGAAGCCCGCTACGAAGCCGCGATCCAGCGCCGCATTAAGCAGAATGCCCGCATTAGCCGTGAGCGCCGCTGGCTTGCCGCCCACGCTGACGCGCAGCGCCTGAGCAACTGGTTGTTCAGCGCAGGTGAGTTCCGCGTGCGTTGTTCTTGCGGTAACGACCACGGGTATGACACTTATGCCGACCCTGCCTTCAACGAAGAAACCTGCCATAGCGTGCGCCACCCGGCAGCGGTTTATGGCGACTTCTTCGCCAAGATGGCCGACAGCTTGGCCGCATGGGGTGGCCTGAGCGATGCCCAGACCGAAGTTGTTCGTAAGGGGCTTCAGAAGGCTCTGGATCGCGCTGCTGGCATTGATGCAGAAACTAATGCCCGCAAGGCCCGTGATGCCGCCAGCCAGCATGTGGGCGTGGAAGGCCAGCGCGGTGAGTTCGAGGCGGTGGTCGAGTTCTCTAGCAGCTACAACACCCAGTTCGGTGTGAACTATGTCGTGGGCCTCCGTGATGCCAATGGCAACATCCTGATCATCAAAGGCACCCGCTCTATGGGTGTTGTGAAAGGCCAGCAGGTCAAGTTTACTGCCTTCGTTAAGGGCCACGGCGAGCGCGATGGTGTCAAGCAGACCATCCTGAACCGGGTCAAAATCAAGCAGGTAGTGGGGGAGTGATCCCCCACACTTTCTTGCCCATCGTGGGTTTTAGGTATTGAGGCTTCCCGCAAACGGGAATAGATTGATTTGCATAGGGCGATGGTCGCCCCCCCCAACGGAGGTTCTTATGTACGAATTTGACGCCAAGATCGACACCCAGATTGAACTCAATGGTGTAGTTTACCAGTTCGATGGCATTGTCGAGTTCCAGATGTTCGAGCAGGGTGCGCCCGCTGAACTTCAGAGCTTTGAAGGCAGCGTTTGCGAGATGGACGAAGGCAAAGAAGTGCCGATGTCGCCTGAGTTGCTGGCTGGCCTGACGAAGGATCTTGAAGGTAGCCAGTGGCTGGATGGCTTGGTCATCAAGTTCTGGGAAGATGCCGCCGAAGAATACTGGCTTGAAAGGTGGAACGACCATTGACGGCGTTCCCGCAATCGGGATATAAGCAAATGCATAGGGCAATCACGCCCCCCAACAAAGGAGTTTACTATGTCTAATCTTTCCACGCTCGCTGATGAATATGGTCGCCTTCATGCCATGAAGGCGGCTCTCGAAGAAAAGCTTGCTGCCATGAAGGCGGAGTTCAAATCCGCCGGGGTCAAGAAAGTTGAGGGCGAGATGTTTATCATCACCCAGTCTTTTGAGATTTGCCAAACGCTTGATACCGCCGCTGTAAAAGCTAAAATGGATCAAGAGTGGATTGACAACCACAGCAAGCTATCCGAACGCACCACTGTTCGCGTCAAGGCCAAAGCGCCTATTAGCATTAACATTTAAGGGGGCGTTGTGCGCTATCCGATAGATCAAATTTTGGACAAAGCTCTGGCCCGAACGGGCTGGAGCCAGCGCCAAATGTGTGACCATCTTGGCTGCGGTAAGAACAGCATCAAGGCGTGGCTGGACAATGGTGCGCCTTACTACATCATTTTGGCATTAGAACACATTTCAGAGGCTCAGTAATGTGGGGAAAACCGCCTTACGAGGTCAGCAAATCGTGCTATCCTAATCCCATGATGAAATCAGTTGGATCTGTCGAGTTCTTTGTCTTGGATGATGGTGATCCAATGGTTCGCCTCATGGTCAACGATGACTTCCACGCGCTTGATCCAGTTGATCGGGTCAGGTTCCTAATGGCAATTAGCCAAGTTGCTTTCATGGCGGCGAGTGAGATCGGCGCTGATAACCCGGATGACATGGAAGACATTTTAGAAATGATGCAATCCATGTCACTTGAGCCGACTAAGTATCCATTGAATTGAGGTTAACATGAGCAACATTCCAGAAGCCCGCGAGCGCATCGACAGTTTGATGACATATGTTAATGCCAATGAGAATGCTTTGGAGGCGGATCAGATCCTTTTGGAATTGGTGAGCATCAAATCTATGTTGTATCGCAAATCGCCTGTCCGGCGAGCAGATCCGCATAGCCAGCCTGTGACACCAGAACTGGCGGCAGCTATTCGTGCATTTTCCAAACGCAACGAGGGTATGCCCCTTCAGATTATCGGCCAGCGGTTTAATGTTAATGCTGGGCGTGTCAGCGAAGTTCTTCAGGCGGAGCAGGAAGGGTCAGCATGAAAAAGGTTCTGTCAGAGCAGGAGGCCGAAGAGGCCCGCCTGTTGCGTGCCAAGGGTTACAGCTTCCCTGAGATTGCCCGGACATATCAAATATCATCCAGCACCGCTGAAAACGCTGTTAAACGCATTGGTGCCTATCGTGGCGGGCGTATCGAGGGGAACAAAAAGTGACAAAGAAGCCAGATCCGGTATCCGTTAAAGATCCAGACACCGATGAGATCTTCGTGCCGTGGGGTACAATGGAAGAAGAATTAGTTTCTTTGGGTTTAATTAACACAAAGGACAAAGAAATTAACACGCAACATAACCTTCGGGGGAAATAAAATGAGCAACCGGACTGAACCATTTAACGCGCAGGAAGAAATTGCCCGCCTGAAGCGGATGTTCGAGGATGGTGAAAAGACTATGGAACTGATGCAGGAGCGCATGGGCGGCTTGGCTCAAATTGTATTCCAGATGGATGAGTTCCTGCGTGCGATGATGCAGTCCGGGCATTTTGATGCCAGTATTGCCAAGCTTCAGGGCGGCGAGACTGAACAGAAGCCAAAGCTGATCATCTGATGCAATCACGCTGGGGGAGCTTCATTGAGGCAACTGTTAACATCGTTATCGGTTATGTCACCGCCATTGCGGCGCAGATTGTGATCTTCCCGATGTTTGGCCTGTATGCCTCACACACGCAGCACCTGCTGATTGGCTTGTGTTTCACAGTGGTCAGCATCGTGCGGCTGTATCTCCTTCGGCGGCTGTTTAACACAATCCGTTACTTTAAGGTGACCCCATGACTGAGCCAAGCCTCGAAGAGGGCAACATCATTGTTAAGCCATCGCATTACACCCGGCACAAGATCGAGCCAGTGACATTTGTGATGGAGAACAATCTGCCGTTCCACACCGGAAACATCGTGAAATACGCGGTGCGGGCGGGGCATAAGATTTATGACGGAATGGATGCCGTGCAGAGTGAAATCACGGATCTGGAGAAGGTTCGGCGCTATGCCGAAATGCGTATCAATCAACTTAAAGGAAAGGCGGTGCTGTAATGAATAGGATAACAGTATTAGCTTATTACAGGTATCGTGATTTACTTGATACAATCCCAAAAGATTGGACAAAAGAAGAAAAAACTTCTGCTGTTCTTCTTTTTCTGGATCAAGAATGTAGGAAAAATGTTGAGTTATTGATCAAAATTGACAAACAGAAAAAGATTATTGCAAGAGCCAACGCAATAATCGCGGCAGAAAGAGAAGGCAGAAAATTTCAAAAATGCAAACCAAAACCGAAATCAATGCGCTCCCCGGCAGTAGTAAAGCGGTCAGTCAGGGCTGCAATTGCCCGGTGATGGATAACAACTACGGCAAAGGCATTGGCCCGATGAAAGATGGGACAATGATGTTTTGGAGAAGCAAAGGGTGTCCACTGCATGGACAAGGAAACAGAAATGGAGTTCGGCCCGATGAGGGCGGAGAACCAAAGGATGCGACAGGCGCTTGAGCAGATCATGGCCTATGAACCAAAAACTGGGGAGAAGGCTAATTCAACTGCCTATTCGTTGAAAATTCTTGCTAAAATGGGCCTTGGTCTAAGATGATTTTTTCAACCACACAAATGAGGAAACAGATGAGCCTGATTATTTTTGATGGCAGCAGCTTTGAAGGCGAAAAGGTCGCTATTAGGGGCAATGCCATTGTTGGTGTTGTGTCTGACCAGACAGAGGATGGCAGCTTCCGCACAGTCATCCTGTTCCGGTCTGGCGATAATGACCACAGGGCGGCGGTGAAACACAGTGTGCAGGAAGTGGTCGAGGCCATTAACAAGGTCAGTGAGTTCTTCTGATGTGGGTACTGGTACTCGTTTTCATGGGCGATTTTGGTGGCATCTCAACTGAGCAGACAAGCTGGTTCCAGACGCAAGAAGCGTGTGTAAAGGCTGCATCTCAGATTGACCTCGAACGCACGGTAGAACGACAGTATTCGGTCGTGGCTGAGTGCTTTCCAGCATCAGGTCAGGAATGAACTGAAGTGGACATTTCGCTTGGCAATTTGGAAGCGGCAATCCAGTTCTTACAAAAGAACGCAATGTTTGATGAAGCGGAGGCTGTGACTGACTTGTTTGCTGATCATGTGATTTTTACATCGCTGATCGTGAGCTTGATTAAAAATGTTAAAAAGCATGAGCCATTGCCAGAAATGTATGACGAACTGCTGCGTAAGAAGATTGGGCATCTGTATGAGGATGCACGATGACAGACATCATTAACAGGCTGCGTGAAAGGGCGGCAGGTATCGCAAGGGCTTCCCGGTCACGCCAAGAAGCCTATCAAAGCAAGACAGCCGTACTATGCCTAGAGGCGGCTGATATGATTGAACTGTTAAAGGGTGACGTTGACCAGCTTCACGACATCTGTGACCGCCATGAAGCGGAGATCAAACGGCTACAAATAGAATTGGAGGGGAAATGACTGACGTTGTTGATTGGAAGGGCCATGCTGAACGGCTTCGCCAAGATTGTGAATTTCATCTGGCTGAGATTGATCGCCTGAAAGCCATCACATGGGCGCAAGCAGGTGAGATAGACAGGCTGGCGGCAGAGAATGACAGGCTGACCAATAACGTGGCGGCTTTACAGAATAGGCTATATCTTAACAAACTACCGCATGAACTTATAGAGGACGCAAATGGGAAATAGACTTATCAAAACTATGAAGGCACTGACAGGCGGCATAATTCTGCTGTCGTTAATTAACACCACACATGCCGTTGCCAAGGATGACTTCGCCACATTAACTTGCCTTTCATCCAACAATGATACATTTGCCATCTTTGTTAAAGGCAATGACGCAACAATTCAATGGCCCACTGGAACCTATCCCGCTGAAGCCAGTATCGAAGGATCAAAGTTTTACCTAATGCAGGTAGGCAACAGAGGAACCTTCGGCCTGTCCTATGACATGAAAGTGGGAGTAGGCATTGCGGCTACCAAGTTTAAAGACGGCAATGTAATAAGCGGGACAATCCGCTGCACCATTAACTGAGGAGACAAACAATGATTTATGCACTGATCTTGATCTATCTTTACATCATCCCATGCATTTATTTTTACCGCGAGATCATGGATGAGGAGGAGGTTATGTTTGACCTCTCATGGGTGCTGCCTGTCTTCGCATGGCCTGTCCTGCTCCCGTTCTACTTCTTCAGTAAGCAAGAAGAAGACTAATCCACAGGCCCGTTTGCTGTTAAGAGCAACAGTATGTAAGATACGCACATGGCAAAGAAGAAACAAACAGAACCAAAAGAACTGACTGGACAAGACCTCGCTGTTATTAACAGTAACAGAGGTGGAAGACCTGCGTTCAAATGGACTGACCAGATCGAAGAAGACATCCTTGGTGGAATTGTAGCAGGTAAATCCATCAGGCAGATGGTCATGGAAGCCGATGAAAGCTTTCCGTCATCTGACACGATTTACAGAAGGATAGCTTCTGATGAGCGGTTTTGCGAGCGTTACGCACGCGCGCGTGTACTTCAACAGGACACTTACGCAGAAGAGATCATCGCCATTGCTGATGGTGTCCATCCGCTGTTTGTGGGTAAAGAGCCAAATGAGAAGCAGATTGCCATCGAAGCCCGCAAGTGGACGATGGGCAAGGTTGCACCAAAAAAGTACAACGAAAAGATAATTACGGAAATTACGGGAAAAGACGGCGCTCCGTTAATCCCCACGAAGAACATCGATGTTGCCAGTCTGACTGATGAGCAGCGCGATGCGTTAAGGTTTGCCATCACAGCTATTGAGAGCCGGGATGGTGAAGTGGAAGACATTGAGTACAACGAAGGAGAAGACAATGAGTGATCTGATTTTCTGGGGTCTGTTTGCGGTATTCCTTGCCGTACTGATCTGGGCCTTCTGGCCCACAATCGCGCGTTTCCTGCGTATCACCGCCAATGAAGGCGATGAACTGATGACGAACATTGAGCATGTTCGTAAACAGGCCAAGCGCAAATTGAAGCGGTAATGAAGCTTCTACACGGCGAGGCGATCCGGCAAATCACTGGGTCGCCTCACCCAATCAACATCGATAAAGTTAAACAAGATCTGCTCCGGTACGACTGCGAGCAAAGCCTTTACACATTCATGCAGAATGGCTGGAAGTACATCGATCCCAATCCCTTCGTGCCGGGTTGGCATCTGGAGGCCATCGCAGAGCATTTAGAGGCGGTTGCTGACGGCCAGATCAAGCGCCTGATCATTAACCAGCCACCCCGCACATCCAAGTCATCCATGATGGTTGCCTTTGACGCATGGGCTTGGGCGCAGCCGACTGTCAGCGATACATCTGGCCCCGGTGTGCAGTTCCTGCATAGCTCATACGCTCAGACGCTTTCCATCCGTGACAGTGTTAAGACCCGCCGCCTGATCGAAAGCCCGTTCTATCAGAGCCTCTGGGGCGATAGGTTCCAGATCACCAGTGACCAGAACACCAAGGTGCGCTTCGACAATGATAAGGGCGGCTATCGCCTTGCCACATCCGTGGGCGGTGCGCTGACGGGTGAAGGCGGTGGCGTGATCATCATTGACGACCCTCACAACGCTGTGGAGATGGAAAGTGAATTGGTTCGGCAGGGGACGATTGACTGGTTTGATAACTCGCTGTCTACGCGCCTTAACAACGCCCGCACAGGTGCCATCATCCTCGTCATGCAGCGTCTACACGAGAGTGATCTTACCGGACACATACTCGCATCCGGTGATAGTTCATGGGTGCATCTCATGTTGCCGATGCGTTATGAGCCAGAGCGGGCAGCTATCCTATATCCCAATGCCATTGGATGGTCAGATCCCCGGACAGAGGACGGCGAACTGTTAACAGAAGACCGTTACGATGAGATGAGCGTGGATCGTCTGGAGCGCCAGCTTGGCCCGTTCGGTGCCGCTGGTCAGCTTCAACAGCGCCCTGAACCAAAGGGCGGCGGCATCCTGAAGCGTGAATGGTGGCAGGACTGGGAGCGCGAGACATTCCCTGAGATGGAGTACGTCATCGCCGCTGTAGACACTGCTTACACTACTAAGCAAGAGAACGACTTCTCCGCCATGACTGTATGGGGCGTGTACCGGGATGACAACGATGTGCCACAGGTGATGTTAATGAACGCCTGGAAGGCCCGCCATGAGTTACATGATCTGGTCGAGCGCATTGGCAGCACCGCCCGCAAGTTCAAGGTTGACCATCTGTTAATCGAAAACAAAGCCTCTGGCATCAGCGTGGCGCAGGAAATCAGGCGGCTGTACCAGTACGAAGACTTCGGTGTGCAGCTTGTAGACCCGAAGAACCAAGACAAGGTGGCCCGTGCCTATTCCATCCAGCACATCTTCGCTGAAGGGCTGATCCATGCCCCGATGGACTTCTCATGGGCGGATATGGTCGTGACCGACTGCTCACAGTTTCCCAAGGGTAAACACGATGACATCGTTGATACAGTGACGATGGCTTTGCGTTACCTGCGGAATACGGGTATTATCACACGCGGCGCTGAACGGACGGCAGAGACTGCTGAAAGTATGCGCTTCCACGGGAACGCGGGCGAGAAGCCGCTTTATCCAACTTGAGGGTTTGATGTTAAAGTGCCAAGCAGTCATTGATTTTGATGTTAACAAGGAAATCTACACTGTCACTGTGGTTGCTGAAGATGGCACCACTGCGAAGTATCTGGTTCCCTTCATCGAAGCCCGTGATCAAAAGATACAAAAAGACCCAGAGACTTACGCAGCCATGAAAGCCATTAACATCTTCATGGAACAGCACGAACAGAAGGAAGCCTGATATGGCGCTGACACCCGGCCTGACCCCAAACCTTCGTCTGGTTCCTGACGAGCTTGACCTGCCAGCGATGGACGAGGCCGATGTGATCATCGAAGAGGTGGACGATGACATTGACCAGCCTGAGATCGATGAGAAGGGCAATATCCTCCGCATTGACCACGCTGATGGTTCTATCTCTGTCTCGCTTGATGGGTCACCCATTGGGTCAGTCAACGAAGACCGGGATGATGGCTGGTTTGAGAACCTTGCCGAACAGGTAGACCAGATTGAAATGTCCCGCATTGCAGAAGATCTGCTGCGTGGCATTGATGCTGACATCCAGAGCCGTTCTGACTGGATTGAAGACCGCGCACAGGGTTTGCGCCTTCTGGGCCTGAAGATTGAGATCCCCGGTGTGCAAGGCACTTCCGATGGTGCGCCTGTCGAGGGCATGAGCAAGGTGCGTCACCCGTTGCTGCTTGAGGCGGTATTGCGCTTCCAAGCCAACTCACGTTCCGAACTGCTGCCAACCGATGGGCCTGTTAAGACCCGCACGGATAGCAACAATGGCTCTGCCCGTCTGGATAAGCTTGCTGATGCACTTGAGAAGGATATGAACCATTACCTGACCACCACGGCCACTGAGTATTACCCGGACACTGACCGGATGTTGTTCATGCTGGGCTTTGGCGGCTCTGCCTTCAAGAAGGTCTACCACTGCCCGCTGCGTAATCGCCCGGTGTCTGAGAGCATTGATGCCGATGACCTGATCGTTAACAATCTGGCTTCGGATTTGGATAACGCAAAGCGCATCACCCATCGCATCATGATGCGGCCCAGTGTGGCGAAGCGGATGCAGTTGATCGGTGCCTATCGTGACATCGACCTGCATGAGCCAAAACAAATCCAGCCGGATGCGGCACAAGATGAGAAGCTGGCTCAGCAAGGCATCAGCCCGAACATTACTAACGCTGAAGACCGGGATCGTGAGATTTACGAGTGCTACTGCGAACTGGACATCTCCGGTTACGAACACAAGAAGAATGGCAAGGTCACTGGCCTTGAGATCCCGTACCGGGTGACCATCGATGTGTCGAGCCGCCAGATCCTGTCCATCGTGCGTAACTTCGATGAGGACACGCGGAACTTGCCACAGGCCCGCAAGGTGTTCGTCAAGTTCCCGTTCGTTCCCGGCCTTGGCTTCTATGACATTGGCCTTTTGCACATTTTGGGCAATACCACGAATGCGGTCACCGCTGCGTGGCGTGAGCTTCTGGATGCGGGCATGTATGCCAACTTCCCCGGCTTCCTCTATGCGGATGCAGGTGGGCGGCAGAACACCAATATCTTCCGTGTTCCTCCGGGCGGCGGCGCAGCGGTCAAGACAGGCGGAATGCCCTTGAACCAAGCAATCATGCCTCTGCCCTACAAAGAGCCGTCAGCGGCCCTCGCAGGTCTTGTTACGAGCATGGTCGAAACAGGCCAGCGCGTGGGTGGCACTGCTGAGATGGGCGTGGGCGAAGGTCGGCAGGATGCCCCGGTTGGCACCACGCTGGCCCTGATCGAACAGGCCACCAAGGTTCTGAGCAGCGTCCACAAGCGCCTCCATGCCGCCCAAAGCCAAGAGTTCCAGCTTCTGAAGGAATGCTTCAAGGACAATCCTGAGAGCTTCTGGCAGAGGAACAACCAGCCCGCCTATCCGTGGGATCAGGCGACCTTCCTTGAGGCTTTGGATAACGTCTACATCATCCCACAGGCAGATCCAAACACGGCCAGCCAGACCCATCGCATGATGAAGACACAGGCCCTTGTTCAGTTGGCTATGGCAAGCCCACAGTTGTACGACATGCAAGCCGTTAACAAGCAAGCCTTGCGTACTATGGGCTATGACAACGCTGACGAGTTCCTGAAGAAGCAGGATGGCAGCGTGCCGCCTGAGATGATGGAAAAGGTCGTGATGGCGAAGATTGCGGATAAGCAAGCCACGGCTGCGGAAACCACCGCACAGGCCAACATGATTAGGGCGCAGACCGATGCCCAGTCTAAGGCCGCTGATGCCCAGTTCAAAGGCATGGAGCTTCAGATGAAGGCCCAAGCGGAAGGCATAACTGAAGGCGGTGCTGTACAGCCAAACATGGTTGACCAGATGGAAGCACAGGCCAAGCTGATTGCCGCGCAAGCCAAGGTAAAAGAACTTGGTGTGAAGGAGCAGGAAATCATGGTGAACCATAAGGACATCATGCTGGACGGCCAGAACCGGGCGGAAGAGCGTGCAAGCCGTGAAAAGCTTGCTGCCATGCGTATGGAAGAGAACAAGCTAAAGATGCAGACTGACCTCATCCTTGAGGCGGTCAAGCCAGCAAAGTCTCCCAAAAAGCCCGGATTGACGGGCAAATAAGGAAAGATAATGGGAAAGCAGAAGCTGAACGACCAAGACTTCGCC